CTCACAGTTAGCGTCCAGTGGAAACGACTGTGTTATAGCGGGCATTGGTTATAAAAATATCGCCAAGGGTAAGATTGGGTCTTGGATTGTTCTTTCCGAATACGAAACCGAACCCCCATTTAACATTAAAATGGTAAAGGTCGCGCAAATAGATGGAAAAGAGATTAAGGCTGATACTTTCTACAAATTAGAAAATGGTGACTTCGTAGAAATGAAGTCATAAAAGGAAAAGTAAGAAAATGAAAAATAGCAAAATTGAATGGTGCGACCACACTGTTAATTTTTGGTGGGGTTGTACGGAGGTTTCGGAAGCCTGTAAGAATTGTTATGCAAGAGAGCTAGCCAAACGCTTTAAAAAAACCTGCTTTGGCGATAATCCGCGTATGTTTAGGATATTTCGCGCAACCAATGAATTACTTGCACTCAATAACGCCATAAAAGATGAATACAGAAAGGATATTGTGTTTATAAATTCGATGTCTGATTTCTTCGAAGATGTGGTTTCTGATGAGATTAGATGTACCTTATGGGACGTGTTTAAAAAGTGCGAAAAACTCAATATTATGATTTTGACAAAGCGCGCGGGTGCTATGGCAAAACACCTAAAGAGTTTCGCGGATAAAATACCTTGCAACGTACATTTTGGTATAACGGCTGAAAATCAAGCACGCCTCAACGAACGCATGAAAGCGTTAAAAAACTTTAAGGGCAAACTGTTTTTGAGTGTTGAACCTATGCTTGGTGAGCTATTTCTCGATGATTATCGCAATAAAATAGATTGGGTTATTTGCGGTGGCGAAAAATGCAAGCAGAAAGAAAATGCGCGTCCAATTTATGCCTTAGATGTTTTAAATTTGCGCAGACAATGTATGTATTTCGACATTCCGTTTTTCTTTAAACAACGAGGCTCGCATTGGATAGAGGGTTCTTATGCTCCAAAAGAATATGAGGCAAAAGAATATCCGATTTGGAGCTTAAAAAACAAAGTGGAGTTAAGCTAATGAACGTTAATTTTACGGTTTTTATCGACAAAATCCTTTCGGGCGCAAAGCGGCAAACAATCCGCCGCGCGGGCTCAAAGTGGGCAAATGTCAAGGCAGGCGATAAGCTCACCTTGTATACGGGATTGCGAACAAAAGCTTGCCACAAGCTTGGCGAGGCGGTTGTTGAGAGTATTACGCCGATAACGATAGACACAGAGTGTGATAATGTTGCCGTTGAAACGCCGCTTGGCGATTTTAATTTGGACTTACCCGCTTTAAATGACTTAGTAGCGCGGGACGGGTTTATTAGCAATCCCGACTTTTTCAAATTTTTTTGCCTTAACTACTCTGTAGGCAGGCTTAAAATGGTCGTTATCCGTTGGGCAGATTTTAAGGAGGTCAGCGAATGAAATACGACACTTACAGAATAAAAGCGGAGGGCTGCCCCTATTATTTTAAAGCGGCGACAGACGAACGCGAAACCGAAGTCTACCTTGTCCGTAGCGACAAAAAAGGCGACGTGTTAGGCTCGATGCTAATTCACGAGGGCGAGCCTGCGGATAGAGGTGAGGTTATGTTAATGGTTAACGTTTGGAAAGACATATTTGCCAAATGTTTATTTAACAAAATAGAGGATACAAACAATGAGCGAAATTCTTGATGTTTGTTGCGGTGGCCGTATGTGGTGGCACGATAAAAAAGATGCTCGCGCCGTTTATATGGACAACCGCGAAATAGATTGCACATTGTGCGACGGACGCGTATTTAGAGTTGCTCCCGATGTTGTAGGAGACTTTCGCAAGCTGCCGTTTGGAGACAATAGCTTTGCAATGGTATTGTTTGACCCTCCACACTTAAAAGCATTGGGCAAAAACTCTTGGACTGCCAAAAAATACGGGATACTTTCGGATAACTGGCGCGATGATTTGCGCCGTGGATTTGCCGAGTGTTTCCGTGTTTTAAAACACGGTGGAACGCTTATATTTAAATGGTCTGAAGTGCAAATAAAGCTTGCAGAAATTTTAAAACTCACGAACTACAAGCCCGTTGTTATGCACAAAAAACAAAAAACACATTTCGTAATTTTTCTGAAAGGAACAAAAAAATGAACAATGAACTAAAACCGTGCCCGTTCTGCGGGGGTAAGGCAGAAATTACTTCGGGCGTTGGCTTTTTTTGTGTAAGCTGCAGTTTTTGTTGCGGAGAAACAAATTTATACAATATAAAGCAAGACGCAATAGACGCTTGGAATAGCCGCGTTCAACCGACGTTTACGCCCGACGAGCTCGACGCAATACGCCGAATGTTTGAATGCAGATACCCAAGACCGCAACAGCTATCGGCATTTGAAACAACGATTATAAACAAATGCAAAGCGGCGTTGAAAGGATAACACGAATAATGGACAATAAAAATAATTATATTTACACACTGTTAATTGCAACAATTATACTTATTCCTGTGTGTTTTTTTATGAATATAATAGAAGCAAACATCATAAAAGAATTGATAAACGGAAATTATGAAACACTGGTTATTTTATATATTTTCGGATTTCTACTATTACTCTTTTTCCTATACGTTTTTCACATAAGTCATAAAGACAATAATAATCATTAACAACAAACAAAAGGATAAACAAATGAAAAGTGGAGCAACAAAAACAGGAAATAAAGTAGTCGTTTCATTCGCACTGCCCGATAATATTGTGCAGTATATCGATGAAATGGCAAAAAAAGAAAATCGATGCAGGTCGAATTTTATAGAAACACTTCTACGAAGAGTACTTGAAAATGAAGCCCAGCAAGAAAATAACGAAACAGAAGAAAAAATAAAATAAAACAAAATGAAAACAAAACCCAACACCCCCGCCAAAATAAAAAACATATCCATTTCCAACTATCAAGAATTGGCAATGGGTACTTGCCTAAAGAAATGCAAGAACAAAGCCTATTGGCATTTTGGCATTAAATCCGAAATATGCGAGCTTATCGGTAAGGTTGAAGGCTTGCGAGCAAAGCAGATTCGCGGCGATGAAATAACAAAAGAAAAAATCGATGGTATCAAAGACGAAATCGGCGATGTATTTTGGTTTGTTGCGCTTGGATGTGCTCTATTCGCCAAAAAGGGCGACAAGAACGCATTCGCAAGAGTATACAAGCTAACAGACGCAAGCGTTCAGAAAGAAGCCCTTATCGTTCATTCTTATCGCCTAGATGAAGAGTTTTACATTCATAGCTTAGAAGTTTGTGCTCTATATATATCGACCGTAAAAAGAATTGCAGCAGAATTGGGTATAAAGCCCTACGATTGTCTCGTTCGCAATATCAAGAAACTTTATAGCCGCAAGGAAAGAGGCGTTATAAAAGGCGATGGCGACAAACGATAAGGATACTCGTAAACGAGAAGTAGAAGACATTCCAAATAGCAAACTGGGCATTGAAATAGATGCCCCAGTAGCTTATTTTCACGATGAGAATTTATTTGGAAACAATTATAAAGGATGTATTATATATGACAAAGATGATGCGGATGAATATATATTTGCACTTCAAGACCGTATAATCGAATTACAAGGCATATTAAAAACAATAAGGCAATATACTTAATTGAAACATTATTATGAGCAAAGAGATGTCATTAAAAGAAAAAATAGAAAACTTGCTTGCTCCAACCGATAAAAGATTGGACAAGATAATGCAACGCCCCTCATCTAGAGGAATTGTACATACCATTGATATAAAATGCCCCCATTGTGGTGGACAATCAATGTATCAAGAATGGGTAGAAAGCTACAAAGGCTCTCTTGGCATTAAGCGATATGGACAAATATTCTGCCAAGATTGCGATAAACACACAAAGATATATTCTGAACGCACACCACTCGAAACAAAGGAAGAATGTGTTCACGAATGGAAGCACACAATCGGAGGGGTAGACATATGCAAGAAATAGAAAGCTTACCTATTGGCAAATTGATGTTGCAATGGAATGATTTTCCCAAAACAGAGAATGGAGAAGTTTCCAGTGCGATTCTAAATAAAGAGTGTAAGATTATTATTACTGATGAAGGGAATAATGGGTATGTGCCAAGATTTATAACTCCTTTTCTCTCTTTAAATGTTTGTATAGGAGCACATTTTACCGTCTTAGGTGCAAAACTTGACGCCGAATACTGGCTAAAATCTATGGCAGAGGCATATGAATGCTACTTTGGAGGAAAAAACAATGATGTGCTATAAAGATAAGACATTTTGCCCTAGCAAAAATCCTCTTTGCATTGGGTGCGAAGACTATTTTGACGAAGCGAAATATAAGAGGTATTGTAGAGGAATGGGAGATTGTGCTCCTCTTGTGTCTTTTTATATGGAAATACCTAAATTTTGCAAAAGATTTAACAAAACAGACAATAATATTAACTATGAAAGGATAAATAATAAAAATGAAAAAACAGAACAATAAAACTAAATATCATCATAATGAAAACTATATCGATTATGCTTTAAAACAAGCTAAATTATGTGCTAGAGAAAGTCGCATTGCAATGATAATCTTAATTGCAATGAGCATTCCTATTCTTGCGATTGCATTTCCGCTAAAAGTTATTGTATCCTTATGCAAACTGATTCAAAAAAGCGTAGAATTTCTTTGTGAGGTTATTACGTCTTTTTGTTCGGGTTTAGCTATCTCTCTTGGTGGTCTACTTATTCTTAATGATTATGTGGATATGGCAAACGAAAATCGAGAACAGAAAGCTACAATGGACAAGGTTCTCGCCGAAAATAAAAAGCTTAGAAGCCAACTAGACAAGGCAATTCACAATGAGCAGAACAAGCAAAGATAGAAGTAAACGAGATGTCTTTATCCATACAGGAGAAGATGTTGACATCAATGGAAAATATCTTGGATATGGAGGCTTAATTTATTGCGGTAAAAGTAGTAAAGGGCACGGGAAAGCCAAAAAACAAGGTTCTCGATATGCAAGACGAAATATAAACAAACAACTCCGAAAGGAAATAGAAAATGATAAATGTTGATAATAACTTCACTGTAGACGAGCTATGGGAAATAACAATCCTCATACAACTACACGGCTCTAAAGGCAAACAAGCTATGTACAAAGACATTATTCGCAAATGTAAGGCGCAAATTAAACATTTAAACAAAAAACAAGAACAAGGAGAATAAAATAACATAATGAAAACGAAAATAACAACAGTTAAAATAAAGAGTGATCCTCTACCAAAAAAGAATATAAAGAACGGCAAGAAACAATCTACCAATAATCCCAAAAAAGCCTATGCCGACCTAAAAAAGGAACTCAGAGAACTTTTTAGTGATTATTGCAACTTGGGATTATCTCATTCGCGCCTTCTGGTGGGATGCGAAGAACTCAAATTTCAAGTCGAAGCATTTAAAGGAATTTTTTGTCAAGAATTGAATTTTTTGCTTGACGCCCCACTGTGGATTCGTTTAATTCGTATATTCAATAAAAAATACCTCCCAAAGTGTCTTCACGAACAGTTCGTTAAAAACGCAACTGCATTTCGCGAAGAAGCCAAAAAGAGGTTTGAACCAAAACAATAATCGATGAAAGAGCTTTACATTCAGTTAGAGGTTATTCGCATTACCGCGAAACAACTTCATTATTCCTTGAGCGGTGAAAGTTTTTTTGCTAATCATCTCTTAATGGATAAAATAACTGAAAATCTTTCCGATTATGAAGATGAGATTGTGGAGAGTTGCATTATGTCTCTTCAAAAAGATAAGAGTATAGGCAATCCTCCTAATCTATCTGAAATGTTCTTTGAAATAGCCTCTAGAACGCTCAAAAACCCCTCTAAAACCGATTTAGAACGTCTCCTGCAACACTCTATAGAACATATTGAGGAAGTGTCTGCTGAAGACGGTTTTCAGGGTGATTTTGACCTCTTGGGCAGAATTTCCAATAACCTAAGACAATCTTTTTCTCTTTTGGGAAGAGTTGTCTTTGTGGATTAAAATTTGGCATATATTACCATACACAAAATCATCCATATCGGGGTTGTTCCGTAATGCGAGCCTTTCCGCTAAAGGAATGTAAAATGTGAGAGAAAGTTTTGCTATTTTTTCCTTTCTCTCTCCCCGAAACCTTTTTTGTTCTTTTCGTTCATATATACGGTTCAGTTGTAAGAAGAGTAAGTTAACGGGGTTTGTCTGATAAACTGTAAAACGCCTCTGTGGTTTCTGACGATATTTTCCCACTTGGCGTTCCCTCGTTGGCTTATGTTTCTGGACAAAAGAAAACCCTCTTGTCGAGATTTCGGCAGGAGGGTTTATTATTTATGTGTTATGGGATTTTATTTCTTATCGATTACTCTGTCGTAAATTGTATCAATCTTTTTGCGGATATAAAGCATATCGTCGCGCAAAGCCTTATGGTTGCTTTCCCACTCACGTCTGGTGACAAACCTATCGGTTAATTCATCTAAAGTGTAAATCTTTGTGCTCTTTTTGTGGGTTTCAATATTTTGTCGTAAAACCGATATTTCCTTTTTGTTATCAGCGACCTTGTCATTTATGGAGCTTATAATTTGGCAATAACCAAATACCATTGCACCAATGGTAATGCCCGTTCTAATTAGCCCTTGTAAGTCAAATTTAAACTTTGGCTCTCCGTTCATTGCTACCTCCCCATTTTAAAAGCCTTGCGTGTTATCCCCGCTCCAACGTACGCCGACACCAAGTTGGCCAATAATTCCTTCCATACATCGGCAAGATAAAATCCGTTTACATAGGCTACTTTAAAGGTTTCCCGTTCGGGGATTAGCCCCCAAAGCCAACCCCCCGATTGTTCGGCGGTCTCGACCGCAACAGGGATATTCCCGAAAAAGGCAAAAATAAACGGGCAGACCGCCAACACGAAGAACGCCATAAAAAGCATTACTCTTCGAACCCAAGCTCCGCCGTCGCCCGTACGAGCAAATGCTGCGTCGTGTGCCGTAGAATCTGCTGTTTGCTGTTTCTGTAAGGCTTCTAATGTCGCCGTAAACTTTTGTGTATTGAGCGCGGATAATTGCCCGATAAAGGTAATTATGCCAGACGCGATTGCGCCGAGAAAGCCACTATCCCATAACGATTGTACAACCTGCATTTGCTTCTTCTTTCTTTTTGTCGTTAATTCGTTCTGTAAATGCTATACACCAATCCGAGCGACCACATTTCCTTACAGTTTCATAAGCGCGGATTGCGAGCCATTCTTTAATCCAACGGAAATGTAGCTTCCTCGCGCGGATTTCATCGAGCATATTCTCACGGAACATTCTGTCGATTGCCTTGCGGCTTTCTTCCGTGCCATTGCTGTTGTAATAGTAAAAATCGTGTATTGCCGCCGAACATTCGGCAAAACGCATTACCTTATTTAAAATCTTTCGAAGCGTGCTAGGTATATGTTCGGGGTGTTCACAGCCGACGCCGTTGCAGATTTTGCAAAGCTCTTCGGCGGGCGTCGCGAGCATTTCGGCGGGTATACAAAGCCCGAATTTCTTCGCGCTATCAATAAGGCGTTCTATGTCGTTTTTTGCATACATTATTCGCCACTTTCTACCGCTTCGGTTGTCTGCGGAAATACCGCATTATAAATTTGTTGTAAAGGCAAAGCCGTGTTTAAGGCCGCAATCTCGCTCTCCAAAAATGCGTATTGCGTACTTCCGCCAATTTCTGTGCCATTGCTGTCAATTACCTTGCCCGACACTACAATTTTAGAAACTTGTAGTTTTGAGCCGTTTTTTAATTCAATTTCTGTCATATTTTCCCTTAACTATTTGCTGTTAAATATTCTTTTAATTTTGCTATTTGAACGTCTAAATCTCCTTTGATTGTCGCATTTGCTGACGTTTGTTGAACAGTGAAGTCTCTATTGTTTCCCGAAACATCGGGAATAAATTTAGACGAGCCGTTCATTATTGTGTAGTTTTCCAAAATTAACAAAGCGCGATTTGTTGCGGTTGTATTTTTTAGCGCGGGCGGCACTAGTTTACCGTTCGCATAATCGGCGTATGAATATGGTGCGCCGTCAGCGAAAACATCAAAATTAAACACCATAACATCTTGATAATTGATTGCCACAGATGTTGTGCCGCTTATCGTACCGACAATACCGTTTAAATAAGCTACATTCTCGGGGGATAATGGAAATTCACCCTGTTTTGTATTTGTTGGCGTAATCCTTGTTCCGTTTACATATAAGTTTCCACTAGCATTTCCATCAGTTTCTTTCTTGAATACAGCGCAAAATATATTTGTATTCTCTGTCGCCTTGCTGACAACATCATTATATGAGTAGGAAACGAACCCGCTGTTATTTCTTAAAAGACGGAAAACATTATCTTCAGACAGATTCAATGAAAACCCTTGAGAACTGTATTCACCAACAGAAAAAAATTTAATTTGGCTATTCATTTGAAAGGTTATGTCTGTTTTAAAGATTACGCTTAATATATCCGATCTCTCAAAATCTCCCTTAGCAAAACTTCGTGCTTCACAATATAAGCGACCTCTTTCTTGTTTCTCTAATGAAATATTGTTAAATTCTTTTTTAACGCTTGTTCCGCCAACACTCACATCTCCTGAGAATACGCCGTTTGAACCCGAAATCTCTCCTGCCGATACAACACTATCTGCGACTATATCCCCATTGCTAATGTCAAGGTTTCCGCTTATAGTCGTAGAAGTGCCGTCTGATGTTATTTTTTGCGTCTTGTTATTTAGTGTATTTACGCTTGTATTAAGCGTGCCTACACTTGTTTGCAAGGCTTCGGTGTCGCTGTTCAACGTGTCTATGCTACCCTGCAATGATGTTAGTTTGTCGCCAACATCTTGTCCATTCAGCGATAATGTATTGGTCGTCATAGACGCCGAAGAAACCTCTCCGCCAGCTTGAAAATTGTTCTTGATGGTCGCGTCTCCACTCCATTTTACCGTAAATGCAGTGGATTTCTTCGACAAATTTTCACCATTTCCCACAACAAAAACATTCTTGCTTCCGTATTGATTGTCGGTATCGGGTTCTATCGTATTGAAGCCGCCAACAACCGTTTGTGCGTATCCCTCCGAAGTAAGTCCAACGCCTTGAGTAGTAGAATATTCGCCCATAGATATGTTTTTGCTTCCGTGCGCCATACTCTCGCCGCCAAGAGCAAGATTGTTTCTTCCGAACGCATATCCATTGTCATTTATGATAACGCCTTCATTTATTGTAGGTTTTGCAAAAACACACAAAGAATAATCGTTTTGGGCATTGCCTCCATCGTCCACCCAACCATTGTTCGCAGAAGCTTGAGCGAGTTTCCTCTTTATCATCGCGCCCAAGCTACCTACAGTTATCTTATTATGGTCAATGTCCGTAATAACGGCACAATTTAATGCGTGAAAATCGTCTACAAAGGAAATCGTATCGCCAACCACATAACCGCTCTCGATTGTGCTATCTATAGACGGCTCTGTCGCCGCTTTACCCTCTTCAAATGTAAGTTGATTTATGCCGATATAGAACACAAGAGTATCCGAATTTATGCCCGATATGTCCATATATTGGATATACCAACCTTTGAGCGCGGTAATGTTGTTATCCCCTGCATTTATGGCGTCTCCTACAACGATATTACCTGCGAATGTAGTATCGTTTTCGGTTGCCGTTATGTTCTGTGTCTTGTCTTTTAAAGACTTAAAAGCGGGATTTGCATTAACGATTTCTTCGTCTGTAGGATTAACTAATACGTTATCCTCATCCGTCATTACCGTAGAATTTCCTTTTATATTATTGAAACTCATAAATTATTCTTCTCCGTTATTTTCTATTATAATAGTGGGGTTATCTGCATTGCCGTCAACACAAATTGTATACCAAAGAGAATTATTTTGGTCTTTTTGGTATTTTAGTTGTAATAAATTGCCGTTTTTTAGTCTGTAATTTGAGTTTGTTGCCGTTTCGGGGGGTATAGGTAAGCCCTGTTTCCAGTAAGAACCTGATAGCTCTGTTGCGCGAGATGGTGTATCGGAAATCTCTATAAAGGGGATATTTCCATTGAGACCTATCCAAAAGAGATAATATTCCTGCGTAGTGGAATTATATATCTCTAGTTGATAGTCTGTGTTTATGCGAAAATTCTTCATTATACCCCCCAAGATGTCCATATAACGGTGACAGGGTCATAATTGGAACCATGTGTGCGAAAAGCCTTCCAGCCAAAATGGTCTAAAGGAAGAGGATATAACGCTATCGCTGAACTTGAACCCCAAACATCTTCAATTGCCCAAGGAGAAGAAACAGTATATGCTCCCATTTCCCAAGCCGGGTCGTTATCACCAGTACGATTTATTTGGCTTACCGAAACAACAGAACACCCCATATGAAGCTTTGTATATGGAATTATTAGTGGAACTGTGCCAAAAGAAAATCCGTTTGTTTTTGCGTAGCACCCTCCTTGTTGAATGAATCCATCGGGACTTACCCTTGTCCAACAACGAATACTACCTCCGATGTTTTGGTCTTCGGGATATATTGTTAACCCGCTCTTATACGTATATTCCCACTGCGATTGCAATACTCCATTTACAAATGGCACTTGGGTATTATTATCCACATTGGAGCGTATCTGTACTTGTCCTACGCTCTCATTTGCGCCACTTCCAACGTACCATACAATGGCATTCTTGGGATAACCTATTGCGCCTATATCCTCTCTATAGAAATTCGGCGTAATGCCAAACTGTGATGTGTACAATGGACGAGATAAGGCGTTCCCCAATGCGTTTATATCGCCACCACTAGGAGGAATACCAGTGTATTCGGGGTGTTCTGTCGTTGGAACAGGTTGAAATGTCACATCTGGAAACCCTTTGTTCCAACTTGCCGCATTATTCGTAGATGCCGAAGCGTTATCTTCAGGCAACTGAAAATTCGTATCGTTTGTTATGTATTCGGCAGGCGCGTTTGCACCAAATACGCTTGGTATCCTCTTGAGTAATCCTTTTATGTTATCAAATGTAGCCATTATGTTATCTCCTAATGATTATTTAAATTATAGATTTGAGAATGTACCGTGTCCATCGGGATTTGTCGGTTGAGATGTTCCTGTTCCTTGTTTCCAAGTCTTGAGGTTTGTATCCTTAAATCCAAAGTAATTTGCTCCGCCAACGTCTATTCTGTAATTCATTTCAACACCCATTGGTTTAGGGCTTAATTCGGGAGTCGTTAAAACAACCAAGTCTACGTCCGATGGATAATACTTAAAAATTATATCCATCGTCATATCGAAGTTATCCCTAGCAAATACAGGCTTGCCACCAAATAAGACAAATAAAAACTCATTTATAGATTTTATGCTTAGATTGCTATTAAGTAGCAATAATCTAGCCATAAGGCAACGCCTATAGGGTTCATCTTCAATTTGTAGTGGATATGGATTTGCCTTTGTGGGATTTAATTCAACTGATAGCTTGGGAGCATCACCTTCTAGCCAAATTGTATGGAATTGTTCTGTTTTCTGATTATACAACCTCAGTACATCGCCCTCTTGGTCTATGATATAGTTTGCAGGCGAAATGCCAAGTCTTTGCAATCCTAATATAAAGCCCCAAACATTTAATCCAAATGAATTTGCTGTCTTCAGGTTAAAGACATCATTATACCAATTAGAAAAGAAATCTTGAGCATTTTCCTTAAAGAAAGCTATTTCATTTTGTACGATTTGGGAAAGACGAGGTGTGTTAGAGTACTGCCATAACAATATGTTATCGCCCTCTCTTAAAGAAAAATCTAAATCTCCTATTGCCATATCTAGCTCTCTAATACAACTATTATATTCTCTTTGGGTAATGTGGCAATTTGTGTTATTTCTATGGGAATTTCCGCTGTGCTTGTCGGATTGGGAGACAATCCAATGCGACAATCTTTAACCTTTACGGATACATTTTGCATTATGATATTTCCTATCTCAAATGCCGATATGTTATGTCCAATATTTACTGCGTCTGCCGTCTCCAAATTCCCTGCAAACCAGTTCATCAGTACTTCCTTTACCGCAACATCTACTTGTCCGCCAAAGTCTATATTTTCTACATTTACCGATATATAAACAGGTATTTCCTTTGCAAAATTAAATGTCATTGTGTATGGAGTAGAAATTCTGCCAGCATATACGCTATCGATATCGGCGGTATCCATAAAGGTAATTTTTCTGACATAGTTACCATCTGCGACTGGAGACATACCACAACCGCCCGAACGTTTGTTAAATATTGCCTTAGCCACATCTGTTTCAAATGTACCCGAAGAATTACCTCCATAAACAATAATCATAACACTGTGGGGCAAAACGGTTTCTCCGACAGGAATTATCCCCCTATCAGCATTTGTTTGTGCATCCGATGTCGTATTCTCAATTATATATGCTGATTGCAATCCCTCTATCTGATATAATGCGCCATAAAGGCTATTTGTCATTGATGTAGAGTAGAAATATCTTGTTTGTTGCAAAGCGTATCTGAAATCAGAATCACTTTGATTATCATATCCAGTAGTACCAACACTAGGATTTGTTATTGTTTCCCATCCATCTGTAGGTGTTCCAATCTGATTTAACTCATTAGCCCCTAATATGATTGCGCCCGCATTTTGCGCCACAAATATTACTTGTGCAGTACCTGTTTCGTCCAATGTCGTAGTTGTACTTAGCACATAGATTTCTCCGCTTTGTGTTTTAGCTTGAGAACCTGCTGATATAGTGCAATCTCCGTATGAATAAGTTGTTGTTATAGAAGATGTTTCTTCCGTAGAACCCACTGAATACCCAACGGTGATACGATATTCATTGCCTTTTTCTTTTCCAACAATGTTTACCATAGTATCACTTGCGGTGGCGGTCATTATTGCAGATAGAGCCGTCGTTCCATTTATCTTTGTTGCAACATTGCTTGCCGTATCACTTGCTGTTGCGCCAATAGTTATATCCGTTCCCATTGTAAAGCTTAGGTTGTTTACAGTAAGAACGCTGTTTTCTGTCGCATTCTCCGAAAATTCTATACTAGCGGTGCTTAATGTCAAAGGTTTCCCCCCTAATGTGCATACCGCTTGAGTATGTTTCCCATTCAGACGGCTAACGCCAAATAACCCCGCTATCGCATCCAAAAACACACCAACCGCCTTATTTGGGTTAATCATATTCGCGATTTGGGCACAATTTCCAACGATTGCTTTACGTTCCGCCGTGATAATCTCCATTATTCGCCCCTGTACAGTGGAGGCGTCCAAACTTAACTGTGCGCCAAAGACGTTTTGCCATTCTTGGTTTACATCTTTTAGGATATTCTGCGTGTCTGGAACGATTGTTCCTGTTTCGGAAATGCATTTATAATTCGCCATTTAATTCTTCTTCTCCGTTTGATGTGATAACGCCACACCTGTACGATAATTTTTGTGTTTCGTAATTAACTTCGGGGTGAAAATACTCAACAGATACAATATCAGGAGAATTTGTTATCTCTTCTATCATATTGCTAATCCATAATGGGATAAGAGATGATTTCTGGAATATGGTATTAAAATAATCTACGCCCTTATTCATATCGTACTGACATTCATATTTGCGCGTGTCTACTCTATGCTTCAATACGCGCATAACGGCTTCCTGTCCGTCTAGCATAAGGATATTTTTACCGCTTTCGTCGAGAGCAATATCATTTATTGCCAAGTCTCCATTGTCATATTCCCTGTCAAATGTTCCGATTGTATTCATCTCTAATTATGCGGTTGTCCCGTATTCCCGTGAACGCCAGTGTGGATATGCGTTGTCATATTTACCGCGCCATTCGTGAATGTCTTTCCCACCGTAAGCGATTCCTTTATGTTTACATTATCATTGAATGTAGTATCTCCGTCTATTGTCAAGCTTTTTGACTTAATAAATATGTTTCCGTCCTTATTTATAATAATACCATATTTGCCATCGGTGGTTTGTATCGCCATACCTTGCTTGGCAATGGGATTTATATAATGGTCGGTATTTGGCTTGGAATAAATGTTTTCGGGTTCAAAATATCCAAAGCACCACTTGTGCCCTCCCCATAAAGACGGATTTATGCCTACTTCGGGGAATTTATCCGAGTTTGTCCAAGCGAAAGTATCCATATCAGATGCCACAACCCACCCAGTATCGCCAACTTCTGGAACGGTAAGAATAGCCAATCCATTTACCTTTGGCGTTCTGACTGGAATATCCAAGAGAGTTGCATATTCTCTAAAGGTTCTTTTTCCATCTTCCCTAATCGGGGATAATTGGTTAATGGCAACCTTTAAATCAACGGTATGTACCAAAGAATTGTATCTTAGAACAGTACAGGGTGCTCTTACTTCTAGATTGTTTACCGCCGTTTCCGTAGTTCTCTTCGCTGTAGCCTTTGCCGAATTATCTGTAAGTTCAACAGTATTTTCCACTGTCGCCGATTGTATGCTTGTTATATCCTCTGTGCCTTTAGATGGCTGAGTATATCTTACTGCCTCTATATCTGCGTAAAAGCTTTGCCCCCTTAATTGTAGGCTATAATTTACCTTTAAGACGAGATAAGCCTTATTAAAGGCACTCATACCGCTTGTGATAGACTGCAAGGCAAATAAATCGTACGGTCTTATCGTACGGTTGAAAAGTGTTCGAACATTAACGCCAGTATATGTTGGCGTTGGAATACCAATCATTACGCCTAATGGATGAGTATTTACGTCTGCCGAGATAATCTTATTGTCATCTATTAGCTTTTGCCTATCAACTCTCGATAAGTAGTTGTTATTATCGTCGCTATTTGGGTAAAGATAGATTATACCAGCCTCTTGGCAAAACTGCATTCGGCAAAACTTCTTAAGCTCTTCCCTTAAAAATCCAACAAGATTGCCGTTATATGTCATAGATTTAACTGCAGAAAGATATTTTGCCTTTTCTTCGTCTTCTAATGCATCTATGGCATCGGTATTTGCCGTAAAACCTGCTTGTTGTATAACATAAGATACCCAACCGAGCATAGACATATCTTCTTGCTGTGATAGATTTAATGGAGAAATAAATTGTTTATAACTTTCCATTGCATCTATCTTAAAGATAACATCGGGACGTCCTTGTATTACAACGCTCCAAAGGATATATCCCTCATACAGTAAGGGTAAATTAGTTGTTTCTTTGGTGTTATCTTCATAGCCCGCGTAAATCCTTATTATATTATCAACACTATCCAAGTAATTGCCACTAGCAAACTTAGCGATAACTTCGGGCATAAGGTTTACAATTTCGATAGTAGCGTTCGATAATCCACCAAAAACGCGAGAGAATTTAACTCTTACTTCGGTTTCTGCCTGCGATGTTTCCTTATTTATCGAGTATACAACGCCATCTTTATGCCGTAATTCAACGACAATGCGCCTTTTCGGTAATTCTGAAGAGGAATTTACGACTGATATTGTCTGAAAATCATTCGCCATACCTACATTTCCTCATCGGGGATAAATTCTAAGCGTTGAGATTTGTTGAACAATGTCCAGAATGGATATTCATTGTCCACACAGATAAATTTGAAATTACCACCAATATTTGTGGTTGTTTCCGTTTGAATAACATAGTCATTGGGCATACAACGCGTCCCTTGTGAAATAGGATTGCCATTCATAGAAATATCGGCATACATTAAGTTTCTCCATTGGAATAAATGGATAGTAAATGTATTTCCATTATAATAAAAGGTTGTTTCTTGATTCGGTAGTCTGTTAATTGGTATTTCTTCTGCCATATTATGCCTTATTTAGATGTTGAAGCATTACTACCGTCCGAGGATTGTGATTGCAAGGGGTATTTTATTTGTGTTTCTTGCCACTGAAGCGAGAATAACATTCGGCTGATATTCTCAACCGTCATAATATGTCTATATCCCACCAAAGTCATATTTCTGTAGGTGTCGCCCTTGCATACAATAGCGATAAGTGTTCTATTGTATAGGATATTTTTCATCTCTTTGATTAAATCTGTGTATAGAAATGTAGGAAATACTATTCCACAAGTAAAAGTAGACGGCATTACGATACTATGGTCGGTTATGAAATTCTGTGCCGCCGCGAAACCTGCATCACCTTTCTTATTTGAGGAGATATTTGCTTCCAATGGATGTTCAAAATTCCTTACAGAACGACCGCCCTCTGCTTGGAGAGGTTCGGCGTTGAGAATAAAGCTTGCTATAGCACTCACAACGCCCCCTAGAGCGTCCGATTTGCCCCCGACCAATACTTCTTTCACATCGCCACTAAAAAGCCCTCCTAGAGCCGTATTTGTGTCTATACCGAGTGCTCCTAAAATTGGGTTGCCCTCTGAGTAATTCTCTTCACGAAAAAATGCAACATTCTTTTGATTGAGAATTAAGCCCGAAGCCGTCTTTAAAAGGTTTATAGCGTTTGCAAGTGTCATTTTAGTATATGGCGTTTACAGGTGAATACATATCTTGAAAGTCTGACAATCGAAATCCATCACCTTGATAGTAATTGTTCGTTATGTTAGTGCTGTTGTTGTTGCTTACTGTTCTAGGGGATATTGTCGCGCCTCGATAAGGAAGAGGAATGCCGTCAAACACACCTTGTCTTTCGAGGTCAATAAAATCTCGGATTCTCTTCTGTCTTGTATCTATTTCTATTATGCTATTATTCTTAAGAGCTTCGCGCAAGAGAAAACCACCCGTACGCGAGCCATACGGGTCTTCTAGCCATTTTCTATTATTGATTCGCTCTTGGTGGCGTCTATCTATTTCTTTTCTATATTCCTTTTCTTGAGGAGTAAGTTCTGCTCCGCCTGCGCGATATTTGTAATCCTCAATGCCAAGTTTCTTTTCTATATATCTTCCCAGCGGTGTTTTGTTGTAAAGATAGTTGCCAAATTCATATGCCATTGCGCCAACAACAGCGGCAAGAGCTGTGCCGCCCAAAAAACTTGCTACTTTAACAGGCAAACCGCCCTTCCCTACACTGCCGCCAAGTGTTTTCAAAGCGGCCAATTCGACAACCAAAGAGCCTACCTCCTTTGTAATTGATTGAAGAGTATTAGCCCACGGATTACTTTTCATAAAATTCGCCATCCAATTAACGGAATCAAAGAAGCGAGAATCATACATTTCTTGGGCGTTCTCATATCCTTTTATTTGGGCGTCTGCGGCATCTAGTAGCTTTTGGTCGTTTTCCGATTTGGTTTTAAAGGCTGAATACGCATTTGAATAGATGCTTCCTGTACCCTCTAACATTTGCGCCTTTTCGGCGTCCGAGTAAGGTAAGCCCGCCATTAACGCGTTCAATTCATTCGCGCTTAGTGTTTTGCTTCTAACCTTGCTTGTTATTATGCTTCTGACTTCTTCGGGAGACATATTCGGCATTATGCCACCAATGCCAAAACGTCCTAAATGTTGTATCAAAGAGGTATCGCCCCTCGATAATGCGCCCAAAGACGTTGATATACTCCTATCAGACGCCAAAACCTCTTCCGCTGTGCCACCATAACGCGCTATGTTTATCCCTGCGCCAACCGCCCTACGATTTACAACGCCGCTAAGCAATATGTTATTGTAAAAAGTCCTAGCCGCTTTTAAATCTGTCCTCATTTGCGCCCCCATTGCTTGGGTAAAATTGAGGAGTTTGTTTGTGATTACAGACAGTTTTGCTATTGCTTGTAAGCCCTGCGTAGAACTAGTTGGAGCTTTTCTATCTTTTTCATCGCTCGCTGTGATTGCGCCTTTGCTATCGAGCATTCTTCTAGCCGCTAATGCGTCTACGCTGGTAATTCCTCTTATTCTAAGACTTGCCGCTTTTTCTCGCAAGCCCACAATTTCCTTGAGCTTGCGAATCTCCATCTCATACATAGAGAGATTTTTTCGCGCGTTGTCCTTTATCTTCGAGGAATTTATCCCTTTTTGGAATTGAGCCGTTAGACGAGACATTTGCGCCGAGACCGAGGTGTATTTCTTCACCGTTTCGTCCAATGCGCTATTGATAGTCCTAATATTCTTTAGAAGCTCTGTCGCTCCCTCGGCCTTAAATGCTATAAAAAGTTCGTCTAACTTCATTTCCTACTCGCCCTTTGCAAATGTCGCCCTTGTCCTAGCTATCTCACTGCTAATAAATTCATTGTATTTCGGCACAATGCTTGCCTCATACATAAGGTATACGTCCTCTAACGAGTAGTATTCCTGCAATTCCTTTAGGGTTGCCAATTTCTCTGAAATAACATACCCTAAAAGCCAGTCTATATTCTTGTAATCTATGTTTCTTCGGTAGCTCGAATGGCTTGTCTTATCAACAAACTCTACTTCTCGCCACCTTGAAAGAAACCCATAGCCATCGAGAGCATTCTCCCTTCTATTTCCAGCTCCATTCTCGTTGAAACGTGCTGTTTAATGAGTTCGTCATTGTCTAACTTAACCCATTTCCCTTCTGCAACCTCTACTTCTACGAATGAAAAGATTAGTCGCATAAGGTTTTCGCTCTCTTCGTAGTTATTCTCTTTAGCCGCGTCATATCTCAATGCTATCCTGCGCCCTGTAAAGGAATCTACTTCATTGAGACGGAATTCCTTGCCCTCTATAGTTAATATTTCTTGTTTTCTTGCCATTTCTATATCTTTCTCTTTTGGGGGTTATTGGTTGTTAAAAGTGGTTGTTAGTATGCAACCACTGTTCCACTGAATGTGTAAGTTCTAGTCTCGAATCTACCCTCTGTCGTGGTGACATTCGTTATCGCACCTGATGTCATTGTCATATCGGCAAAGACAGTTTTCTCGCCGCTTACGCCCTCTGTTAAGACACCCTGTATAGTGTCGACATTCGCGTTTCCGCCAACTTGGGGGCGATTATATGCCACCATTGCCTTGAGCTTTCTATCGGTATCGGTATTCGGGATAACCGCAACCGTCACCGTATAAACACTAGAATGTACCCAAGAGATTTTGTGCCCATTCAAACCTGCGTTCACCTTGCCAAATTCGGGATTATCGCAAGAAATGAGAGGTACATCATCAGAACCCTCTTTGATTGTTAAGCCGTCGGGATAGAGTAAATCCGCAACCGTAAAAGACGAACCAAATGCTGTAATATCAGGCATAGTCTATTTCTCCTTATTTCGCTGTTGAAGTTATTGCAATATTCGTGCCCTCAATCGTATTTACCGTATCGCAAGCGGCATATATCAACCTGTAGTTGAAGTATTTTGCGCCATTGTCGGGATTTGTTTCAATCGAGTATTCAAATACATAACCTTGGCTGTATACTTTCTGCCAAGCCAATTCATCGCCCGTGATTGCTTCAATAGACGCTTTTTCGCTGTCCGATAGAGCTTTGTTTACGAGGATTGTCTTGTTCAGTTTCGCCAATTCCCAAACGTTTATCATCTTTGCCGCGAATTTGGCTTCGCCGTCCTTGTTGGCATAGATTGCATCGTTCAGCATAAAGGTTTCCATCGCCTTTTGTACGATTTTCGCCTTTAGCCATATCGAATTTACATAAACCGTCATACTCGATACATTGCCCTGCATTACGCCATTTTGGAAGAACGAGAGCTTAGAACCTGCCGTTTGAGTTGAAGCGTAGTAGTTTACATTCGCTTCGTCCAATATCTTGTACAAGCGTTTGCCGCCTACCAAGCCCATAACATTATCGGACGTAAAGTAGTTATTATCTTTCGCCTGATACATAAAGTTGATAGCCGCGTCTTCCTTGCTGTAGTCGATTGCCGCTGTGCACATTGCAGGTATCATAAACTTGTTGTCATTCGAGGCGTCGTATACAACTGAAGTACCAGTGAAGCCCACTAATGCTGTTTGCCATTCAGTGTAATTCGATTTGTTCACAGAAACTACGAAATGGTGGTCGCAATTCTTGTTTGCATTCCATTGGGCAACTAATTCTGCGTTGAGCAAGGTTAAATCCGTGGGAACACTAAACAACAAGGTAAAATAGTTGTCATTTATGTTGTCCATATATTCCAACTGTTCCACAACCGTAGTGCCAGTAGGGATTACTTCTGAGAGCAATACGCCGCTTGATTTGTCGAAACCAAGCAATTTACCCAAGTCTGTTTCTACAGACGAAAAACTCTCGATTGCGGGTTGTTGAACCGTAGTTTCGTGCATTACGAAACGCGAACCATTCGTGCCGCTTGTATCGTATTCAACCTTAATATTGTTATCGGGAAATTTATCTGTTATTGCTTCGGCAACGCCTGCTAAATCGCTTACGCCCGATAGGTCTATTCCAGTGAGGTTTACATCGTGGCTTTCACCTGTAATGTCTGTGTACGAGAAAGTCATTGTTCCTGCTGAAACTTCCTTGAACTTCGATAAAGCAAAAACATTCGTACCGCTAATTACGGTAGCATTTACCTGTGTAGCTCCGCTTGTCCAACGCCCAAATGATATTTTCCTTGCTTTTCGTATCCTCTTGGAAATGAAAGTAAAATACATCTGTGCCAAAATAGCCTCCGTAGACGAACCTCCAAAGAAAGCCTGCACATCTTCTAGACTAGAAAATTCTTGGGGATTGCCGTATGGAAGCAATGAATTTCGCGTCATAATGCGTGCATACGGCTGTTTTTCATTAACAGCTTGACCGCCAGCAAATGCGCTTAATATGTTCACATACTTTGTATATGGAATATTTGGTGTCATTACTTATCCTTTTGTTGTTTCTAAAATCTTTTTCGCCTTTAGTTAATAAGATTGTGTAATATTTTTTGTCAATAAAAATTTCTACAATTATTTTTCTTGGCTCGTTATTGGATAAAGCTCTGGAGTTAGAGCTTTCTTGATTGCTTCCGATTCGCTTTCTTTCGTTATAAAGTTAGGCGTTTCATCTACGGACATTTGTTCCTCAAAGGTAAATCTCATTCTAACTATTGGCGTTCTAGTGTACTTGTCGCTATCGTTTATAACATCGGGATTATATAATCTCGCGGCAACTGTCCTAAAATATCCATTCGCTGCTAGTTTATCCATGCCATAATCGCTCTGAAAATACGATAGAACCTGTGTCGCAATGTCTAATGCCGTTTGGTAGTTCTGTAAATCAGTTGTAGGTTTTGTCGTATCACTCGTATCTTTCCAAAATGTAAGCTGGAATAGCGCGTCTTTTCTCCATTTTATTACGCCTGTACCCGTCTGTGTGTTTTTATCCCAAACGTAATTTGTTGTAGTCCACCCATAACGTTTGCTGTCGTAGTAATTAACAAGCACTATGGGCGATACAAGCCCTTGTATGCTAGGTTGCGCGGATTGTCTTACTTTCCACTCTGTCGCGCCAATAGACGCTAATGCGCTCTGTATAACGCCGATTATATCGTTATAAACTTGCAATTCACTCTTTAAAGCTGTTTGTGGTAATGCCATTATTTACTATAATCCTTTTCTGCAACTGCAATAACCTGTGTCCAACCGTCATATGGATACCAACGCTTTGTCTTTACTACAACCCAAGTTTTGCCGTTATAGATGATTTTGTCGGGCGTTGCATTTGTATCTTCCAAAGAGATTGCGTCCGATTTTACAAAAAATGTAAAATATGCTTTCTGAAAATCCAATCCAAGCCTTGCGTAGTCGCTATTCTTTACGGGTTGCGCAATCGCGTCATTTACCGTTATTGGCGCGGAATATGTAGACTGTTCAATACCACCGAAGCCAACAGTTTGTGCCGAATACTTCATAATTTGTATTGGCGTTCTCCGTATAGAACCTAATGCGATTGATAAAAGGTTATTTAACATAGCTTAAAAGGGATTGTCTGTTGTTCTCTTTACCAATTTTCGAGTTAGATGTTCTGCCATACTACCAGTGTCTACTAGAGGTTTTTCATTAAAGTTTCCTCTCTGCCTTCTCTTTTCTATTGTGTATGGAGCTAGCTCTGTATTTTGCGCTTCAATACCATTCAATATAACCTCTTTGATGTCATCTCCAACACTCTCAAAAATTCTATTTACTCGTATTTTTGAGCTTAGTCTTTCAATGTCCAAGCCCTTAAATCTCTCAGTAGGCTTTACTTCATCTAAATGATTGAGAATAAATGGGCGCGGCGGTATTATCTCGTCTAACTCTGAGCTTTTTGCTTCCGTTTTTACCGAGCCAAATTCATTTACAAAGGCTTTATAGGCATCATATGCACCGAATTTATCGGTTGTACCAAACCAACCGATATGAACCTCCGAATTATGGATATTCTCTATCGCCGTTTGCACCTTTTTGAATTGTGATTTGCCTGCCCTTTTAACCGTTATCATTTAAGAAAAAAGGGGTTGCAACATACCCCTTTCGGGGCAGAGGTTGCTCCCAACGCACCCCCATTGAGAAATTATTTGTTATTGCCAATAAAAACTCTTTGGTCTGAACCACCATAGAATACGCCAAGAGGAACTCGTGCCCTCAACATATTCAAGTATGCTTGCCCCCAAGGAGTTTGATTGAAATAGAACAGATATTCTTTTTGTGTAGGCGGTACTACCATTGATACACTTACTTCGCCAATAGTAGTTTCCGATACAATACCACTTGTGCCTGTTCCACTTGTTCCGTTTTGAGTAGCATTTAGCCATATTGTCATAAGGTGTGCTGCACAATTCATCATTGCCAGTTTCCTTACCTTTGGTCTTAGTTGCAAAAAGCAACTATCATATGGCTGAATAAATGCAGGAGCTTGGGCGAGAAAATTTTCAATGAGAATATCGGGATATGTCGTTGCGTCCGCCCATTGCGGAAACATTGCCCTAAATTCTTCAACTGTTATGATTATTTCTTCTGCCATAGCTCCCAATTCTTCTACTTACTCAATTTTACTTGGTGTTTTTTGCCCCTTTTCTTGGATTCGGGGATTTTGTCTATATCTGTTTCTTCGTCTTTGTCGATAAAGTCGTCGGCTGTCAACTGCGCGGATTTGTCTTTCTTTTCCATATCCGAGACATTGGGCTTTTCGTTTTCCTTTACGACCTTATAAAAGCCTTGATTTATCCTAGCTACAAAGCCATCATTCTTCATTAGAAATTCTAGGTCTTCGTCCGATACTAGTGTTTCGGCATAATTGGGAATAAATAATGTTCCCTTTTGGCACACGCCAGTGCCGCCTTTAATAAGAATGCTTTTAACTATGATGGGATTCATCGGTTGCGATTTGTCGTATTCGCAAAATTCCGTATCGCAAGCGTTTGTGGAAATAACTTTGTGCATATAATTTTGTCTTTCTGTTTATGTTAATAAAAAAAGTGGGGTGCTTTAACTTTTTTAATACACCGACAAATTATATGTCGGTGTAGCGAACGATTGCCAAAGGCTGTGCAACGAAGCAACCTGCCGTAGCATTCGAGAAGTCTTCTTCGAAGCCCTTTGTTATCCTCATCATACCAACGAGGCGGAACATTTCTTGGTAGAACTGTCCTTGTACAAACGAGCCGTTGAACTCTTTCAACATTAGGTAGAAGCCATTCTGACCAGCATTTGCGCCATTGAGGTTCGGTATCGCAATGATTTCCATATTCGGATATGTTTCCTTGAGAAATTCGCGAACACTCTTGCCGTAATCATTGGGGGTATTCAACGAGCCAAGTACTGCAGTGGGCAATACGAGCGTCAAACGAGCGTCTGTGCTATCGAGATGTCCTTCGAGGTTCGAGGCTAACTTGTTGAATGCAACATTGATGTCGGCTACGATTTCGTTAAATGTCTTGTCTTTCCAAGCGCGAGAAGATGCATCGGCATTCTGTGCAACCTGTACATAAGATGAGAGGTTCGGGTCGTTGAGGAAGCCAAATGTATTGCCAGTGTAGCCACTGAAGTATACATCATTCTTCGCCAATGCCATTGCTTCCAAAACCGCTTTACGCTTGATGTCGGTGCTGTTCATACGCATTGCCGCCGAACGCTGTTCTTCCAACTGACCTACGCGCAAACCAAGCTCGAAACGAACGACATTGCGCTTTTCGAAGTTGATGTTCCACGAAGCGAAAGGCGTATTAGCCGCGTCGCTATAAACACGAGCTTGACCAATTCTTTCTACAAACGGGAATACTACTTCATCATCTTTCCAGTCGCCAGCCTTGTATGCGCCGCCAACTGCTTCCGCTTTTCTCGCCCTTGTGGCCATTGTGATAGCCGATGGATAGAAGAACTGGAAGAACTGTACCCACGAAGAAATAGAAGCTGTGGTATTCATCGCAACATATTCGTCCATAGCCGCTCTCGATACGAGAGGGTCGATAGACAAACCGCAATCGGCAAATGCCTGTTCTACTTGTTCATTGGAGAAGTCCTTGAGACCGTCCATAGCAAAACCGTTTTTCAACTGTTCTGCCGAAAATATATGAGAGATAGGTGTAAATTTCATTCTCTGTTATTCTCCTTTTCTATTAGTATGCGCCGCCGAGCTGTACCAAAGCCAAAGTGTTTGCAGTAGCTTGGTTCGAAGCCCAAATTGCTCCTTTGAGGATTACACTCTTAGCATCTGCAGTGCCAGCCGTAGCGGGCTGAGACAATGCGCCAGTGTCGGTATTGTACTGTACTTCGCCGCCATAGGTGACCGCTGTACCGTTTTTAACCCACCACATACCCTCTTTTGCGAGAGGAGCTCTGGCATAGTGAGTGCCGTTTTCTGTGCCGATGGTTATATTCATTGTTGCGGTAAGAGCAGTCTTCGCTACTTGGTCTTTCGGATTTACGATAATACCAGCGAATTTACCTGTTCCGCCAACAACGGGCGTTTCACCCGATGTACCGAGTGTGCAAGCCAAACCGATTACAGGGTCGGCTATCGAAGTACCTGCGATAACATAGGTGGTGACTCCCATAGGATACGAGGAGAAAGGTTCTCCTATTATGCCTTGGGGCTGTACTTTATTTATTGTCGTTTGGGGCATTGTTATATAACTCCTTGTTTATTTGTTGAAAATCATCTTGCCGATAACATCTTCCGAAGAGCTTTCGTGAGAGTCCATAGCAGGTGTCCAAGGGGCAATACCCTTTTTGGATTCCGCTTTTTGGGCTTCAAGAGCTTTGGCAACGGCAACAGCTACAATAGCGTCTATGCTGTCCATAGCCTTGCCATCCTTTTTCCCTTCGTCTTTCTTATCCTTATCGTCGACATCTTTGGCGTCTTTCTTGTCATCGCCTTTTTTGCCGTCTTTCTTATCATCGCCTTTTTTGCCGTCTTTCTTATCGTCCTCAGGCTCGATTTTGTCGTTTTTCTTATTCTTGTCGTCTTTATCGTCTACTTTAGACGCTTCCGAGCCTGAATAAGAGATTTCTTCGGCTTTCTTGATAATGGTTCTTATGATTTCATCTTTCAAACCATTGCTCTTGAGGATACCACCGATTTCGTCAATGAGTTTTCGCTTATCAACTCCATCGGCAGTAGCTTTTTCGCCGTTTCCTTGTTTTCCTTTATTTTCACTCATTTTATTGTCTTCTTTCTTTACAGTTTCGCCGTTGGGGTTGGGTTCTCCGTCATTGCCCTTACCAGTCGGCATTTCAATAGAATGTTTCGTCTTCTCATTGTGCTCTTTTTGAGTATTTATATTGTAAGCAGCTTTATCGAGAGAATCAAAAAGTGTTTTCTTTTGCTCTGCGGATAATGTTGAGCGAGCGATAATATCGCGTACACTTCTCATATCTACAAATTCATCTTCAGCAACTTGTGTATTATCTTTGTTTTCCATACTGTCTGTGTTAATTGTTATATCAAATTCGTCCATTGCAAGATGGCGTTCTTTATTATCCACAATGTCTACACTATCCTGTACGCAAACGTCCGAGCCACATCTTGCTCTATTTACAAAGGCGATATGATTTCCGACCATATCCATTTGTTCGGCGTCGTATATTTGCCCATTGTGGAAGCCCGATTTTACCTTGTATTTGCAGAAATAACCCAAACTAAGCTGTCTTTTGCCATTGTTTATATCATTCTGCAAGTCCTCCGAGTAAATCTTCAAGTCTCCGAGCATTCGTCCGTCCTGTACTCGTACATTGTAGAGAACACCTGCGCTTGGTCTCTTATCACAAGGTGTGCCGCCCTTGCCAATCATTTCATGTCCATTAAGAACTGGAATTTCATTAAAGCTATCTGCCGCCTTAATAAGCGTTTCGGGCGAACGATAGACTTTGTAGACCTTATCGGGGATTAAATCTGAACTTACGCCAGCTCCCAAATATTTGAAAATACCAGAATGGCTTATAAGATTATCCTTATATGTCGCCCAACCGTTTTTATCGTCTATTGTCTTTGCCATATTGTATTATTTTGTCTTTACCTTGCATAAAAGGATATTGTATCACACAATGTCAATACATTTTTTATGATTTTTTTAAATATTTACAAATGACATCTGACATCTGCAATAAGGAAGCTGTGCAGGATAGCCTCTAATTCCCGTCTTTGGCTCTATTATGGGAGGATTGTCTATGTCAAAAATCTTTCCATTTAGAACGTTTTTATGAAATAGACGCGGACGTTTTCCCTTATAGGTGTGTACCCACATAAACTTTTTTACGCCCTGTTCTTTGCCCTGTTGCACAATCATAGAGGTAAAATCCTTGTATGCTTGGTCTTCGGCTACATCACTCACTCTTCTTAGTGTTTGATTGCCCAATGCGTGCATTTCTTCCTTAATTTGCGATAATGTAGCTCCATTTTGGACGCCTCTACTGATAATTCCATCTACTTTTGAGAAATAATCGGACATTATCTGATTGAATATTGTCATATTTCCCGCGAATGAAGCCTTTAAGACGTTTTTCATTCTGGGATTGAGCGGTTCATTTTTTTTTAACGCCCATTGTGTTGTATAAAAGTCATTTTGTCTTTCATATTCCATTACTTCGGGGGCGGGGAATACCGCTTTTTGTTCAGGGCGGATTTCCCTTAATGCCCTTTCAACAGATAACGAAGAATTTTTCAGTAGTTTCGCTAGGAGCTTTGCAACGGCTTCTTCGCCCTCTTCGCGCCACAATAGCTCGTATTCGTAGCGTTTTTGACGTATCATATATAAATCCTCGTCTATGTCGCCATCAAGCCCTGTAGCCCCAATATCTCGCGTATATGAGTCTTTTACGTCATTGTATGTTTTGATTATTATACGCCTAGCAAGCCCTATCATAGTTGTTCGGAAATTCCGAACTACTGGATAGGTTATTGCTATGGGTTTTGAATGTACTGCTTCTTGTCTATTCATTATTTGGCATTATTCGATACGCCTTTCGGGGAGCTTCCTATTCCTGTGCCAGCATATCGACTTGCATTATCGGGTTTATTTATTTCTCCGCCCATTTTCCCAAACTCGCGCTTGGCTTCGATTGCCTTTCCCGCTTCACCATTGCCGCCCAAGTCATCTTTTAAATCGTCTAGGTCTAATTCGGGTTCTGGTATATCTTTAGAAAGCCAAGTAAAATTACTGTCTGGATTGCTCCTAAGGAATTTCCTACCTTCGGGCGCGTCAATAATACCCAAAGACGCGAGGTGAGCTATTGTCATAGCCTCGATTTCTCTTGTTTTTGCCGCGTCTATTTCATTCGGGGTATCCAACGGATTGAATTTTATGCCAATTCTCTGCTTGGATTTTCTCTCGGAACGAAGATATAGCTGATAGTGGCGCATAAGTATTGGGTAGCAGTCTGACATTCTCGCCCTACGCAAAACGCCCTTATACTCATTCTCTTGGAATATACCGCCGCTATTTGCATTTTTATTTGAAGTCTTAACAACCTTATCCAATGGTATTTCGCCGATTGCCGCCGCGATTTCGCCCTGTTTCTGTATGAGCATATCGAAATCAGTAAGAGTGGTATCCAACTGTGATACGGCATTTTCGGGCGCTTTTACCATTACGCCAAAGTTATCTCTAAGTTGGGTGACCGCTTCCAACATTTCTTTCGCGTATTCGGGATTGGACACCATATTCTCAATGTCGGCGTCCAATACTACTAGTCTCTTTGTCATTGCCAACAGTGGCGCTTCATTCGCTATTCGATTAAAGCAGTATACTCTGTCATAAATCATTTGCGGCACAGGTATACCATAGAAGTAATAGGTTGGCTTCAATATGTCGCTTATGCGGGCATTGTTGCGCTTTATAACCCAACTTCTATGTATTCTTTGGTCTTCGCCCGCCACCCTGTAGTATGTCGGTTCATAGAAGTTTACATTAAGCGCATTTGTGTTGTCGCCATCTTCGAACTCATATGTTAGCCAATATGGCTCGATTACGCGCATTCCCAAGTAGCTGTTGGGTTTTATGTCGTCCAAGTTGAACTCTTTTTCGTAGTTCGCGCCCTTTACTACTGGTATACATATAGCGCCCCCGAACATTCTCTTTTTGAAAGAGAAATCCATGCATTTTTGGCTAATATCGTATCGGGCTTCGCTGTCTTGCTTGATTTCTTCTAATTCGTCTACGTCTAAATCGTCATCAGAATAAGATAATAGCCTATAACCGCTACTCATTGCATCTTCGCCGTGTGCCGCGCAAGCCCTATTTATCAGCCAATTCTGCGCGAGCAATGCACATACCTGCCACCCAAGAAATGCGTCTATGCTAGCGAGAAATCTTCCCACCTTATCGGATATGGCAAAATTATTCTTTACATTGCCCATTTCATCGCAACTGTCCATAGCATAACTACCCAGCTTTGCCGCGCCGCCCGCGCTATCTTTTACAGACGAGACCGAATATTTTATAAATTTATCCGTCGCCTCTTTCCCCGTTCGTATAACATTGCCGCTTTTTCTCGACAATGCCTGTAAAACGCGTATGCCATTAAGCTTGGCTATCGTTTTTTCTTCGGGAGATAACGCCTTATTGTTAATATCTACTGCCTCTAGGTAATGACCTTTTGGCGTATCCTCTTTTCTTTTAAATATATCGAATATCCTCATTACTTTTCTTTTGTTTGTGTCATACTTCATTGAAAATAATTATTTTGTCAATAATTAAAACAATCCTCTTTTCGTCATTAGTCCAAATTCTATTGCATACATTGCAACGTCCAATACGTCATCGTGCTTATGGCGCTGTGTCTTTGGGTCGTCGCTAAAGTTGATTGCTTCATTCAAAAATACCTTGCTAATCGGGTTTGTGTCGCATTCGGGGAGCATAAGTTGTCCATTTATAAAGTATTCGCAACACTCTTGTGCCCTTTGTCCCTTGCTCTTAGGGCTACTTATCTCTCTTACGGGAGAACCTGCCCTCTTTAAGTCCTGTATAAGGGTGATACCTGTACCTCGTTTTTCCACCACAAGGCAACTCAATCTCGCTCCTTTCCAAAAAGGATTTGTCTTATGTTTCGTCCAAAATTCCTCTATTTTCTGCTTCATTCGTTCCTGCTCTTCCTTTATATGGAGCAAATCCATAAAATAGAGCTTATTGTCTATCCCAACGCCAAATAGCCCTACCGCAGTATAGTCGCTGAATTTCCCTGTTGTATATGCCGTATCCGCGACCATAAACACTTTCTTCATACTCGGCAACAGATAGTACTGATAGTACTTAAACCACTCGCTCTTTATCAGCATACCGCCCTTTGCAATAGGTTCTTGTTGATATTGTGCATAGAAGAGGAATGGATTTGTATCTTTCATCTTCAGCAATTCCTCTGTGCTTATCTGTTTTTCCCAATAGCTTGTTCCATCGGGTTTCAATGCGGGCACAATTATCATTTCCCAATCTTCGGATTCGGTTTCCTTTATCCTCGCCGCCAAGTCCAATACACTCAATCTCTGTCCAATAAAGATTATCGGCGTCTTAAACTTACCACTCTTATTATTTCTACGAGATTTTAGCGTATTCTGAAATATATCGTATACCTCATTGTTCGCGGTTTCGCTGTTCGCGTCTTGGGGCTTCAATGTATCGTCTATTATCATACAACCGCCCCATACATCGCGTATTACGCCCGCGCCGTAGCCAACAATACCACCTCTCAATGGAGCGGCTCTAAAGCAACCGCCCTGTTCCGTTTTCCAAAACTCTTTCGACTTGGTGCTTTTATCCAATTTCAGCCCAAATACCATCTGGAATAGCTCGCAACCGACTATCTGTTTTACTTCACTTGATATATCCTGCGCCAATTTATCGTCGCACGCGGTGACAATGTAATTACACGCCGCATTATGTGTATATCCCCAAGCGGAAAAATACTTAATTATCTGTGTTTTACCTGCTCTTGGGCTTATATTTATTAACAAATTAGGCTTTTTTAAGGGTTTCTTTGTTAATACCCTACGACTTAATGCTTCGCACAGTTGTATATGGTGCGGTTGGAAGTCAAATTCCTCATTATGGATATATCTATGCCAAAATGCGATAAAATGGATAAAACTACTCCTAAATATCGCGGCATACTGTTCGGGATGGTCTTCTACAAGGCGTATTTCCCTTGCTCGCCGTTCTGCCCAAGGTATGCACCCTACATTCGGGTTTATTATGTTAAAATCCTTTATAACGTCCTGTACAGCCTCATTCTTGCTGTTCTGTACGCTCTTTTGGTATTCTCCGCTATGATATGGCGTATACGCTTCGTTTTTCGCGCCCTCTTCTAGCTTCTTCTTGTCCAATATATCTCCCGCCGCCTCTCGGTCTAGTTTTTCCTGTCTCTTTCTCATTTGTGGAGGTAATTTTCCCGCCTCCACCAATTCGCCCTGCACTGGAGCTTCTCGCGGTACTCTATTCGCCACAACGTCTTTCAATGCCTCATTTGCCGTCTTTCCCATTTCGGCACACAATTCCTGCATCTTCTTTATCCTATCTCTCTTGTGCAATAGCACCGATTTCTCTCCCACTCTCCTTTTTCTATTCACATAGCACACATATGCGCCGTACCCCTTTATGTCATAGTACTTGCGTATCTTCTTTGTGCCAATGATGAGCATCTTCTTCTCGGCTTTCGCCCTCTCATATGCCGCTATTGCTCCCTTTACCCATTCGAGTGTCACCTTTCCCCTTCGCCCTTTTATCTTTATAACGTTATTCTCAGGGGATTTAAGCTCTATGCCGCCCGCCGTTTCGCCCTTAACGGGTACTGTTCCCACTATACCATTTGTTGCGCCTTGTATCGCCAGTTGTTCTATGCTATCTGTATTTGTCATTGTGTTGGGTGCTCTCCGTATATCATATCGCGCCTCGCGTATATATGTGATATTGTATTATATCATATCGCGCCCATATAATAACAATATATATGAATGTCAATATATTTTGTTTTATCTTGACATTCGCGTTCCGCGCCCACATACATATGCACATATATAACATTCGCGCCCGCATGAGAAAAGACCCATATCCCGATATGGTAGAAGCACAGCTTCCCACCAAACAAGAACGCCTCCGCGCCAAATGGAGACGCAAGGACAAGAATAAACGCATTCCCCCCGAACAACGCCTAGACTGCTTTGAACACTATATCGGAAGAACACCAGGGCATAGCTATCGACAATATCATACTCCCCCGCGCCCAAAACCCAAAACACAAAATCGAAAACCCCCATTCACCACAATTCAAAAATATATACAATATATCCCATATTCTAACCTATCACCCAAGATCCCAAAGGAAATTATACAACATATGAGCACAAATAACCCCATAAATCCCATTTCCCGCGACCATGCGCCCTCTCCCGATAACCCCATCGACCCCATCGACATATCCCAACAGGCAGAGGACATCGAATCACAAACACTTCCCCCTCTCGCCCATATCGATTCCCCCGACGAAGAATCCATCGATATAATTCAGCATTCCACCTCCACAAAACTTACCCCCACATTCATACAAAAACTCCGCCTATCCTTTTCACTCGGTTGGGATTTCGAGTCCACTTGCCGATATATCGGCATCGCCAAGGGCGACCTATACGACATCATAAACTCCTGCCCAATCCTCGCCGATTATATCCGTACTTGGCAACTCATCCCCAGACGCAAGGCAATGTCAACCATTCTCGACCTCCTCAATAACTCCGAAAACGAGTCCATCCGCCTCTCCGCCGCCAAATTCATTATCGATAAGGCTACCCTCGTTTCCACTCCCCAAAAACCAACCCGCACCCCATCACCCAAACTCGCCAATAACCTCTCCACACCTTCACAAACAGACCTGTCCGCTCTCGCCTCCTCCATCCATATCTCCATTTCCTCCCCAAATATCCAACCCGATAACCCCAATACCACCGACATTTCCCCCAACCCTTAATCATCCATACTTATCATTACCCCACCCATCTTCACCGATTCTTATCACATAGGTATCGGTTTCTTCTTTGTCTCTTACGTCTATTCAGTTATTATCGCTTGTTGGCGATTATTGTGATTGTTGATAGTTTTTGTGATTGTTGGTGAAAATATTTTCTCGGTTTACCTTATATCCATCCCCCGTCCCCCCTGATATATTGTACACCGCACCCCTTTCGGCGTTGCTCGGTGTTCGGACTTCGGTGGGTATGCGCTGTCCTTAGCAATCGTTTAAATACCGTTTCAATATAAAAATCAATACCGTTCAAAATGTTAGTTTGCATATTTGGTGGTTTCGGTTAAATGTAGTATTTAAGCCGTTTGTCGGTGTTTTTTATCTCAAACCTTGCGGTTTGCTAACTATGCCCCGCTTGGTCGCCGTCGCCGTCGACCGTCGTGGCAAGTATTATAACTTAATTTGAAGGGGGTGTCAAGAGAAAAAGTGGTGTATTTGTTGTAAGTTTTTGAGAATGAAAAGAATATTTTTTTGAAAGGGGGCAAAAAAAAGACCGTTGGCGGAGTTGGTCGGCGGTCTGGTGGGGAAAGGGTTTGTTGTATGGGATTTAGTCTAGTTTTTCGGAGGATTCTATCGCGGTCAAAAAGATTTTTAAAAGCTCTTCAGGCGTAAAAAGGACAGAATTTAATTTTACAAGAAAGGCGCTTTGTAGGTCTTGCCTTTCGGCTTGGAAAAATTCTATTCCGTTTTTTTTGCGAAAAGAAATTGAGTAAATAGCTTTATACGGCTCAAAAGTTATTAAACGCGAACAAGCGCCGTTTTTGACTTTCAAAAGGCGTTTGCGAAGTTCGCTTATTTCGTCGAGTGCTATTTTTTCTGATTTGTTCATTTTATGATATTTTTTGATTAAGTTAATATTTTTATAAGTTTATAATCATCTTTTTGATTATGTATATAATATCGCATAAAAGTTGTAAAGAGTCCAGATGGTATATTGTAGGATTTTGAAACATCTATATTGTATAGACTGACAATAAAAGATGCTCATTGTTGATATTTGATATATTGTGTATTTTGTCGGGTTAACAATATCGTATTTTATTTAAACTATATCATAATTTAAGAAAATATTTACAAAAAGATAAAATTTTTTAAAATATGCTTGCTTTTTATAAAAATTTGTCCGATATTATAAACATAATCAAAAACAACAAAATACGAAAAGCAATAAACAAATGAATGAAACAATTTTAAACAAAATGCAAATGCAAATTGTGCACGCATGGGCGGTCGATCTTTGCGAGAACGTAAAGTATACTAAAGATAAGGCAGGCTTTATATCGTTTGATTTTTCTTTTTATAAGGAAATTTTTAAAAATCAAAATATGGAAAAGTTGCCGTTTACTTTTCACAAAACCGACGACAAACGCACCCGCGACGGCAAACTTTACGCAAAAAACGCATTTGACGACGAACAATGCGCTTATTTTCGCGGCTTTTGCGTCGCAAAATTTAAAAACACCAGCAATTTTTAAATAGCATAAAAATAAATATAATCAAATAGAGAGGCGAAATTATGGATTATAGAATATATGTAGGAACATACAACAAATATAACAATGGCAATTTGTCGGGGGCTTGGATAAACCCCGCCGATTACGATTGCAAGCGGGATTTTATCGATGCTTGCAAAGCATTGCATAAAGATGAAAGCGATCCTGAAATAATGTTTCAAGACTGGGAAGGTGAGTTTTTCGGCTTAATTTCGGAAAGTTTCATTGACAAGAAATTTTGGAAAATTATAAATGCTCCCGAATTGCAAGACGACGAAAGCAAAGAATCCTTTGCGGAATTTGTAGCACATGAACAATTTTTTATAAATTTTGAAAAAAACCCAGCCTTAGAAACGTATTTCGATTATTCGGCATTTGCACGCGACTTATTTTTTGATGATTATGTTTATTTAAATGAATATGTATTTAGAAGATATTAAAAATCATATCATAAAAGACAAAGAAGGCACTTTAACAGGCTTTTCCGTGGCAAAGACGCAACAAAATTTATGCAAAATTTAAAAAAACACGACCGTTTTCAGTCTTTTTATAGCTGGCTAAATGATGGTTTTTTCTTTACGGGTGCATATTACAAGATTGATGATACGCTTTAGCATATTTAATATAAACGGATAATATAAAATATGAAACGATTATTTTTGATATTTTCGATATTTCATGTGCTACACGCTAGCGCGGGGTGTTGCGTGTGTTCAAATTGGCTCGCACGTGTTCTTAACCTTACCTTAATTTTTTGCATTTTTCTTAAAATAAGCTTGCAAGTTATAAAATACTTATGCAAAGTATAAACATAATCATTTAAACGAACAACGAAAGGCAACAAATGAATAATAAACAAATACTAGACCGCAATATCTATTTTGATATAGAGACAGCACCACTATCAGAAGACAGAATAAGGGAATTTCTGCCAAACAATATAACACCGCCGAAGACGTATAAGACGCCTGAAGCACAAGAACGATATATTGCCGAAAAAATAGCAGAGTTTATCGCAAATGCCGCACTTTCTCCATTGGCAGGTAGGGTTTGCGCTATCGGATTTGCATTTGGCAATAGCAAGGTAGACTTTCTTATTGACAAAGATGGAGAAAAAGAACGCGACATATTGCAGTGTTTTTGGAGCTTTCTTAATGACACGTGTTTTAGTGGATATATGACACGTGCTAATATGACACGTTCAAGGGCAATAGGCTTCAATAGCAATGAGTTTGATATACCGTTTCTTGTTCGTCGTAGCTGGATATTGGGCGTAAAAATTCCTGACCAAGTTTTGATAAATATAAAAGGGCGTTTTTACTTGTCCGATGTATTTGTAGACGTTATGCAATACTGGGCTTGTGGAACAATGCAAAAAACAAGCCTAAACAATGTTGCAAAGGCATTGAATGTAGGAGCAAAGAATGGCAATGGCGCGAATTTCTATCAAACACTACTAAAAGATGAGACAAAAGCCTTAGAATATTTAGAGAATGACGTTAATATGACACGTGCTTGCGCTCGCAAATTGGGGCTAGATAGGATTTAAGACAATGTTAGAGATTAACAAAATACATTTGGGCAATGCCTATGAACTTATCAAAGAAATAGACGATAAGAGCATTGATTTGGTTGTAATAGACCCCCCGTATGAAATAGATGTTGAACATGGAAAAGGAAAGAACAGCATAGCAAATAGAACTATATTTAAAAAAGGTGATTTAAAACCTATTTCACAAGGATTTGACTTCACCACCCTATTTGCTGAATTTCAAAGGGTATGTAAGTTGTTCAATGTATTTTGTTTTTGCTCTAACTCTCAAATTTCAAAACTTATGATGTGGGATGAAGAACACAACTATCCGACTACTTTATTGGTATGGAACAAATATAATTCCATTCCATTTGCGAATGGCGTGTGGAGACAAGATGCCGAATTTATCGTACATATCAGAGAGAAAGGTGCGCCACTTTACGGAAATGCAGAACTTAAACGAAAAGTAAAACGACTTCCCATTGAAACAAAAGGCAAAAAATGGGGACATCCGACACCAAAACCTCTACCACTCATAAAAGACTACATAGAAATTGGCAGTAAAGATGGAGACTTGGTGTTGGATTGCTTTTCGGGAAGTGGCACAACGGCGGTGGCATGCAAAGAACTAAACAGAAACTTTATTTGCATTGAAAAAGAAGATAAATATTGGCAATCGAGCAATGAAAGACTTGCAGAAACCTTTAAACAAGGTACACTTTTTTAATAATAACAACAAATAGAAAGACATTAAAATGAATAAACAAAACACAGAAAACTCAAAAACCGTAAATCTAAAAGCATGTCCAGTTTGCGGAGATACCAACAATGTGTACTTTGGTGAACTCAATCAGGTATCTGATGGTGGCGATTATTGTGATTGTGAATGCAAAACTTGTGGAGCGACTTGGAAGTCTTGGTATAAGTATATATTTAGCAGAGATAGAATTGATTTTGTATTTGATAAAAACAGCGACATAGAGAAAGGAACAAAATGAAAGATTATCGTATATACTTAAGCTTCGGAGATGATATAAGGGCAACCTTTTACATCAAAGCAGAGAGCAAGAAAAAGGCACAAAAGACAATGGAGCGAATCTTGCCAACTTATCCCGATGAAGTTGTAAGAATAGTAGAAACTAGCACACTAACTATTAAGGAAAAGAAAGGTAAATAATATGACAAACGAAGAATTGAATGTATTTATTAAGGAAGCCGACAAAAAACTTAAGGCATACTTTCCAGAAGAACAGCTCGAATGGCGAGTACAACAAGCTGGAATGTCGAATGGCAAACCTTGGGCATTGGTTTTTTGCTATGTCCAAGCACGTGCCATAGAGGATAGGCTAGATGAGGTGTTTGGGTTTTGCGGTTGGCAAAATGAAATACGCGTTGAGGGCGAAAATATAGTAGCTCGCCTTGGCGTAAAAGTTGGCGATAACTGGGTTTGGAAAGAAAATGGCGCAAGTCAAACCGACATAGAAGCTTTCAAGGGCGGCATATCGGGAGCAATTAAGAGGGTTGCAAGCTCGGGTTTTGGCATTGGCAGGTATCTTTATCAACTAGACGCTACATTTGCCGAATGTTCGATGGAAAAGAAACAAGGTTGGAATACGGCAAAGACAAAGGATAGACAAACCTTTTACTGGAAGACGCCATCTATCCCTGCAAAATTCTTACCAAAGGCAATCGAAGAAAAAAAAGAATACTTTTCCGATCATCAACAAGCACTTGTAAAAGAAAAGTATTCAATAAATGCTGTGGCAAATGCGTTGGCAAGAATGAACATAAAAGACTTGTCTTGTGTTCCCTTGAATTACAAGACAGAATTTTTTAAATACTGCAAAGAAGAAATGGAAAAAGAAAAGGAGCAAAAGTAAATGAATACGGTTCATATTGGCATTGATACTGGAGCTTCGGGAGGAATGGCAGTATTTTATCCCAATGGCGTACAGGAAGCATATTCTTACAAAAAAGAAATGTCCTATTGCGACATTCTCGAATCCGTGAAAAGAATCGCTAGCGAAAATCATTGGCACGTGTCCGCAACCGTAGAAAGGCTTACAGGTTTTCAGGGCGGTGGTAGACAAGCTATGATGGGAGCGCAAGGTTTTAAAATGGGATTGGCATATGGGCGCGTTATCGGTTGGCTAGAAGCACTACAAATACCATTCTCTGAGGTTTTGCCCCGTAGTTGGCAGGCAGGATTGCCGAATGTAGCAAAAACCAAAGCATACATTGAAAAGAAACGCTTGCTTAAGATGATAGCACAGCAACGCTATCCAAACTTAAAACCGACATTGCAAACTTGTGATGCTATTTTAATTGCTGAATATGCAACAAAAACTCAAACAAAATAATACAGAAAGATAGAAAATGACAGACGAACAAATTAATACCCTAATTGCAAAATTAGATGAACTCACTAAAATTGGACAAGATAGAACCGCTAGACTAGAGGTGCTCATTGAAAAACTATCTAGAACGCCCGAAATTGCCCCTAAAACGCCCGAAGCCAAACAAAGGGTAATAAATACCGATATGGGCGAAAGAATCGGTTTAAACGGCATTGTAAGCAATGTACAGTTTAAGACAGGTGAGAGTGCAAGAGGGCACTGGGAAATGCTTAAATGCAAAATCGGGAATGTATACGCATCAACATTCGATAACAAGCTATTCGATTTGCTAAATGAAGGCAATAGTGTGTCTACAATGGGCTATTATAGGACGAATGGAAACTTTAAAGATTATGTTATCCAAGAGGTTGAAGTAAATGCAAAAGAAACCTTGGGCGAACCTGAATCACAAGATGAAATCGATGACGAAATACCCTTTTAGTCGATAAGGAGAATATATGAAGATTTTAACAGCACTAGCAGGAATCTATAACCTTAGTATGGCTTGCATAAAATTCTATGCAAATGGATGGAATGCTGCAACTATGCAAGGTATTGTAATAAACCTTGGATTTGCCATCTCGTTTCTTGTCTTGTCAATATACTTCAGTTTACAAGAAAAACGATAATTTTTTAAAAAAACCGTTTGACTTTCTTAAAAAGTTAGGCGATATTATAAACAACATAAAATAAAAATGTGGCGTGTGGGATTGCATTTTTATCTGACAATTTCAATAAAATAAAGCCAATAGGTTTTGACCTGCAAATAATCCCACAATTTGCAGGTTTTTTATTTTCGGAAGGAACAATAATGGTAGAGATAAAAAAAGGCGGTTATGTTTGCATTCAAGAATGGATGCTTAACCTAGGTTTAAACCCAACCGAATTGATGTGCTTGGCAGTGATATTCGGTTTTTCGCAAGATGGCAGAGGACGCTATAAAGGCTCGGCGGCATATTTGGCGCGTTGGTGTTGTGTTAAATCAAAAAAGACAATCTTCGATACGCTCAAAAAGCTCGTAGAAAAAGGGCTTATCATTAAATACGAGCGCGAAGATAGCGGTGTTAAATTTTGCGACTATGCTTACAACTTTGGGGCAGAGCAAAATTTACAGGGGGTAGATAAAAATTATACTACCCCTAGTGTAAATTCTATATCGGGGGGTAGTGTAAATTTTACACCCCATAATATAGAGATAGATAATATAGATAATAACATGAAAGAAAATATAAAAAGAAAGTCTGAAGATTGTGCTACTTCTAATGACAATTTTATCGATAAGGAAACTCTCTTGGAGCAACAGGCATCTGAAGTTTATGAAGCATATCCCAAACACAAGGCTCGTCCGTTCGCAATAAGGGCTATAAAACGCGCTTTAATGCAAAAGGGGTATGATTATATACTCGAACGCACAAAAGCCTATTCTAGGGCTATCACAGAGGCTAAAAAGGACATTCAGTACATTCCATATCCCGCCACTTGGTTTAATCGCGAAGAATACAACGATAATTTTGATGATTTAATCGTAAAACAAGCACAAAGGGATAAATTCGGTCGTCCCATCGTTGAACAGAAATACGATGAAAATGGAATTCCATTATTTTAACTATCAACAAAGGAAATAATATGAGTGAAATAAATTGGTCACACGAAAAAAGTGGGGAAAAGGCTTGTTGCATAAATTGCTTTTATTTTCATCCAGTTGGAATGCTTACTGAATCAACTTGGGGATTTTGCGAAAAAGATAACACAAGGAGCGTTATAAAACGCGAGAGACATTATTGCTTTCTTTACAAAGGGAGAGGTATTACGCCCGAAGAGGAAATCACTTCTTTGAAATCTCGCATTGAGGGATTGGAGGGAAACTGTGAGCGTTTTCTAAAGACGATAAGACGTTTAAAGGAAGCACTAGACCAAAAACTTTCAGCACGAAAATTATTATGGAAAAGCCTTCCCGATTTTCACGGAAACAAGAATTTTATATGCGATACTTCTATATGCGAAAATTGTACTATATCTATCTATAGGGAGACAAGAGGGCTTTCACTTTCAGCTCTTAGAGATAATGAACCCACCAGATATGCTTTTGTTGCGTATTTTGAAACTATTGATGACCAAGTAATACAAATTGCATGTGAAGATACAGTTTATGACACACAGATAGCAGCTCAACGTTGGCTCGACGATTTGGCAAAATCAATACAAAGAAAGGATATGGAATAATATGTTAGAAAAATTAGTAATAAAATTCATTAAACTAGAAAAAGCATTGGTTGCACAACAACAGGAAATTGAGTTTTCAAGAGAAGACTGCCCAGAATTAAAAAAAAGACATGTGCGTTTTCGTCCAGATGGGATTGCTTTTGCGAATAATGTTATTTGGATTTCCGACCCAAATAATTCAAGCGTTGCCATTAGAGAGTTTGATTCTAATGATAAGCGCGATGTCTGTTTAACTAAAATTCTAGGTTGGATTTCAGATGAATTATTTTCCATTCCTGATGTCAATAAAGGTCTAAAAATCGGAGAAATGTGTGAGGTTTCTGATGATGGTTTATCATGGACGCAACGAAGATTGATAGCTATTCTCCCAGAGAAATATAACTGTAGATACATTACTGAATCGATAATAGAAGAAAATGCACACACATCCTTTGTACTTGCAAGACCTATTGGCATGGGTGGAGACTTAAGTGTAAATGGTGACACCTACACTTGGGAAAGGAGGTAGAATAATGAGCCAAAATTTAAAGACAAAGGTTATTCCCCAAAACTGCAAATTCTGTGCACTTTATCAAATGCAATGTTGTACAGGAAGAGATTTGGCAGATGATGGTATTTGCAGAAAAACAGGTGAACCCGTACCAATTCATCTTCGAGCAGAAACTGCGCGTAATTGTGAGGATTTTTCGCCCGACCCATACAAGTACATCTCTTATTTGCTCTATCAAATAGCATATAGAGACAATGAAATAGAAGAGTACCGCAAGGATATAGACGTTATCCGTAGGGCAACATTCAGAAAGCCTCAAAAATATGTCGTAAGAGACCACGAAGAATATATGGCAGATATGATGTGTTCCAATGGGCTTGTGTCTCAATACAAGGAAGTAGGCAAGAAATGCAAGGATTAGATGAAATTATCAATACATTGGAGAGCTTAAACAATAGCGGTAATGTGGGCAATTCCCACACTACCGAAAAGCATATCAAATGTACGCATTGCGGAAAGATTATATCCAATAGCCCTGATGCACTCATTTATTCAAATGGCACAGCGTTTTGCAACAAAGAATGTGAAGAAGGCTATGAACGCCATATCAAATATGGCAATCAGATATACGATGCTGTGAGAGATTATATTCCTCTTGGATACCTAAAAACCGACATAAACCGCCTTAAATCCGAAACAAAGCACCCTAACCGAATAGATTCCATTGTAAATTGGAAATTCGGGCAAAAGGGATTGATTATTATCGGGGATACTGGATGCGGTAAGACAAGGGCATTAAGCCTTCTCCTGCGCCGTCTAATCGAAAAAGACTTGTTCGGTGTGGAATATACTCTAAAGGTGTTTTATGCTGGAGAATTAGAACGCGCCATTATGTCGAGTTTTGCAAATAAGGCGAAATCCTACGAAGATTTGATGCGTAGTTTGGAGACCTGTAAACTTCTTGTTATAGATGATTTCGGCAAAGAAAGGTTTACAGAGCGATATGAGGTTTCAATATTTCAAATATTTGAGAAACGAACCGCAAATTTGCGTCCGACAATCATTACGACAAATTACAAGGGCGCGGATTTGAGAGCAAGATTTTCCGACCAAAACAACTACGACCCATTCAGCCGTAGACTAAATGAATTTTGCGATAGAATTGTTCTATCAAAAAAGTAAATGTTCCATGTGGAACAATCAATATAAACTAAAACACGAAAGGAAAACAAATGGAAACTATAGAACAACTACAGAAAAAAATAGAAGAATTACAGGAACAAGTAAACGACCTCCTCACAGAAAGATACAGGTTGGTGAGTTTGTTGGACGATATTCAAAGAAGCCTGAGTATTATCAACAATGACATTGATGACTATCACAGAAATAGGAGGTAGACAATGAAAAATATAAATAAAATCATTAAGAAGTGGAAGAGTATAAACATTGATTTTTGGATGTATGGAGAGGGGAGTACTTCTTACCATGGAAAGAGAGGCGAATGGTTTCATGCAGAAAACTGTGTAGATAATCCTTGCTGGGAATTTACAATAGATATTCCATTCAAAATAAATACCAAGGATAAGATTATTCTTACCCTTTGGCTTTATAAAGATACGGAAGGATATATCCAAGAATACACAAGTGAAGAAAAATTATTCAACACAATAGAAGAGGCAAGCGAATACGCTTTTAAAATGGTGAAAGATTACTTAAAACGACATTCTAAAGAAAAATAAAAAATATATAAAAATTCTCTTGACAATAGAATAAATATATGAAATAAATAAATACATAATCAAAAAAACAGGAAAGGTAAAAAATGAAAAAACAATCAAATAAAAACACTAAACAAATAACGAACGGTTTTAAGGCGTTCGACATAAACAAAGATGGCAAAATGATTTGTCGAGATTTTGTTTACGAAGAGGGCAAAACTTATGTTTATGATGGAGAAACGAGCGTATGTGAGAGAGGTTTTCACTTTTGTAAAAATCCGTTAGACGTGCTCAACTATTACCCTATAGTTGATGACAATATGAATATTCGCTCTTCTTTCGCGGAAGTGAAAGCTTATGGAGAAATAGACGAAGAAGGAGACAAATGTTGTTCTGCAAAAATAGAAATAGGAGTGAATCTTAATTTCGCTTGTTTCATAGATACAGCAATCAAAACGATTTTAAACTTGTGTAAAACAAAATCGTCCAGTGGAGACGACTCACAGTTAGCGTCCAGTGGAGACCGCTCGAAGTTAGCGTCCAGTGGAGACGACTCACAGTTAGCGTCCAGTGGAGACTGCTCACAGTTAGCGTCCAGTGGAGACGACTCACAGTTAGCGTCCAGTGGAAACTACTCACAGTTAGCGTCCAGTGGAGACGACTCACAGTTAGCGTCCAGTGGAGACTGCTCACAGTTAGCGTCCAGTGGAGACTGCTCGAAGTTAGCGTCCAGTGGAAACGACTCGAAGTTAGCGTCCAGTGGAAACTGCTCACAGTTAGCGTCCAGTGGAAACTACTCGAAGTTAGCGTCCAGTGGAGACCGCTCACAGTTAGCGTCCAGTGGAGACCGCTCGAAGTTAGCGTCCAGTGGAGACTGCTCACAGTTAGCGTCCAGTGGAGACTGCTCACAGTTAGCGTCCAGTGGAAACGACTGTGTTATAGCGGGCATTGGTTATAAA